CCACATCTTTTGTCACGACTGCCTGCGCGCCTACAACCGCGCCATCGCCTATCGTCACCCCCGATAATATCGTAGCGCCATAACCTATCCATACATCATTTCCGATTATTACATCGCCTTTGCTATTCTCGCATTCCGGTATGTTTTGCGCTTCCGGCCAATCTCCCGGGAATGCCGGGAATGGATAAGTGGTCACCCAATCTTTTCTGTGATTGCGGCCGAGCATTATTACTACTTGTTCGGATATCGAGCAGAATTTTCCTATGTGTAGATTACCGGCGTTGTTTCCGCTGATTATTGTCGGCTTGCCATATGTGTATTTTCCGATTTCCATAAAATTGAAGTGGAACTATAAAAATTTATGTTTTTTTTGCTTAATGAAAGATATATAAATAGGTATCGCCGTGCGTAAAGGTTATTTTACAATCTTCTTTTTTATTGCGGTGTTTCATTCTGTGATTAGTTATTCCAAGATAATGAAACCATCTTTTACAATTATGACAATAACAATTTTTATCATTAGTAACTTTCATAAAATTATTTTATTTTTTCCGCTTTCTGTCCGGTATATTTCTCCCATCGATTGATAATAATATCGCAATATTTTTTATCCAATTCAATCATCCGGCATTTTCTATTTAATATTTCACACGCCATCAATGTCGTTCCGCTTCCACCAAACGGATCAAAAATTATTTCCTCTTTTTCCGTCATCATCTCAATCGCTTTTTTAGGCAATTCCACCGGGTAGTATGCCAAATGATTTTTTAACTGTGAATTATTAGTACCGATTTCCCAATAATTACTGATTCCTTTATTAGTCTTTTTATTAAAATAAATTTTTCTTTTGTTCGATCCCACATAAAATAATTCCAACCATTCGAAACTCTCCGCTGTTCCAACCGCTAATATATCTTCAAACTGTCTTGTCAATGTTCCCTTTGATGTTATCGGCATCGCGTGTTTTTTATTCCAAACTATTAATTCCAAAAACCTCAATCCGGTTTCCTTTAAAATCTTATACATCACCTCGATAAATTCAAATCGCGAATTTTTATTATAACTGATGTTCCAAAAAATAAATCCATTAAGGTAATTTTTAATTATATTGATTATTTTCAGATTAAAATCGATATATTCATCGCTTTTCTTATCATCCGAATAGTTCTCATACATTTTGGCCGCCATATTATATGGCGGCGAAGTGAAACATAACTTTATTTTTTCTTCTCCCATTAATTTTTTATAATTTTCTTCTTCCGTGCTATCACCACATAATAAAATATGCTCGCCTAATTTAAAAATATCACCATCATTTACTATTTCCGGCGCAGTTTCTCCAACTTCGTCAGCATTTTTTTCTTTTTTCTTCTGCTTGTTAAAAATAATATCCAATTCTTTATCTTCAAATCCAATCTCGAATAAAAAATCTTCATCAAAATTTATGAGCATCTCATTATCCCAGTCGCCAGTATTTTTGTTAAGTCTGATATTTAATTCTTTTTCTTCTTCTTTCGATAATAATCTATCCGGCACTCTCACATCTACATCTCTAATATCCAACATTATTAAAACTTTTAGTCTTTGATGACCACCTATAATTGTATTGTCGGCATTTAAAATTAATGGGTCAGCCAGATTAAATTTTTCTAAACTCTGTTTTAATCTTTGTTTTTGTGCTTCATTTATCTTCCGCGGATTATAATCAGCCGGAATTAAATCGGCTATTTTTCGGGTTTCGTTTTTCCAATTTATTGTCATATGTCTTTATGAAAAAGAAATTTTCTGCCTTTCCAAATAATAAAATTAGTATCCTCGTATTTGCTAAAATTAAAAATGCTTTTTAATCTTTCCCACCATTTAAAAAAGTTTATCGGTGGAACAATAAAATAAAAATGATGTCTTTTTTCTGTTTTGATTATAACTTTTTTACTTTGCGGATTTTTTAGCCAGCGGCGCCGGCGAATGAATTGTCGTGTCATAAGTTTATAGGTTAATTATATCATTTTTTTAATTCTTTGGCAATTACTTTTTTCCAAATTTCGGCCACTCTTTCCATGGAAAAATTGTTTAAATAATACATTCTTTTTGATTGCAAATCTTTCATTCTAACTTGCGGATTTCGCATTCTTATTAAATCATCTTTCCAGCCCTCAATATCGGTATTCCAGCGTTCTATGCAAGGCAAACCTAAAATATAAGCGGTTGCTGTTTTGTTATTGCTCTTAAAATAACTAAAAGTGTCTAATTTCGGATTTAATGCCAAATTGTGCTTTCGGATCTCATCATTCGCCGTTTCCAGTTCCCATTTAATAAATTTATGCTTAATTTTAAGCCCTACGGCTTGACTACGCGCGCGTTCGTCCGCTATGATGGTCAATGTGTCGTCTTTATCGCAAATTTCGTTTAGGATGGGAAATATTGCCTGCAAGGTGATAATTGTGCCACTATTTCCGTACCACACCATTTTAAGCGGTTCTTGTTTATAAATAATGGAATATTGAATCGGCTGATAATATTCCAAGTCGTGTCCGTCCGGAATGACATAACAATTTTTTGCGCTCATTGAATTTATTTTTGTGCGTATCATTTCTGTCGGGCAGGTTATAAAATCAGCCATATCAATCATCTTCTGTACTTCATCTTCTCTCTGCGTCCATTCGGCATCGCAAATATCAAAACAAACTTTCTTTCTTCGTATCTTTAATTCTCGCGCCAAATTTAAAAATTTTTCGTTGTAGCATTTTTGAAAAATTACCAAATCGTAATCAAATAATTTCTGTGGCGGCATCAGTTCATTACATAAATCTGCCTTCAAATATTTTGCTGGCCACTCCGCCCGAAAGCGCGCGCTCGCGGCCGCCTTATGTTGCGGGCATTGCATCCAAAAAGGTACAAATAAAATTTTATTTTCCGATTTTTTCATAGTACATTTTTTTATTGATTTGCAATTCTTCATCTTTTTGACTGCGCGGTCTGTTATAACCCGCCTGATGATAAATTATCGCAGTGTATAAAAATTCAAATTTAATTCCTGCTTTATCAAGCAACCAAGCAAAATGTCTGTCTTCCATTCCATAACCGACAAAATCCTCATCATATCTGACCTTTCCTAAGTCTTCGCGCCATATCGCATAACTCCCGGAAGAAAAATGATGCCATATAAAATTATTATTTTTTGCTCTTTGCCAATATAATTGCGGTCGTCCGTCTTCTAAGTCTTTATCCGGATCAAAATTTTCAATATCCATCGTTATTCTATTTCCCAAACTACTCCTATAACCAACCGCGCAATATCCTCTTTTTGTTTTTTGATATTCTCTTAAAATAGATTTATGTGGCAAACAATCATCATCCGCGAATATTAATAAATCACCGGTCGCGGCTTCAATTCCCAAATTGCGCGCTTTTGACGGTGTGGCTTTGTCATAACTTTCCGTATTTACATATTTATCAAAAAAAATTATTTCGTCAGCTTTTGGCAAAATAGTTGACCCATCATCAGCGATTATTATTTCAACTTCAAAATTAAAAAAATTTCTTTGCCTATTAATCATTTCTGTATGTTTTGCCAAAACATCCGGTCTATTCCAAGTTGTGATGATGTAGGATATTTTCATCTTATTATTTTTTTCCGGCATATACCTATAATAAAAATTCCTCGTTTATTAAGATTGACTGGGTCATTAATGCGCTCATAACGGATTAATTCCTCTTTCTCTTGTACATAAATTAATTCGTGGTCAAAATATTTTTCTATCAAATTTTTCGCTTCTTGAAATGTATAAACTACTTTGTGATATTTGCTTGGATTTGCCAACGGAATTGAATAAATAAAATATCCGTCATCTCGTAAAGTGTCAGCGCAACTCTGCAAAAACATATTAGGATTAACAAGGTGTTCTATTGTTTCAAATGATGTAATTAAATTAATATTTTTTTCCCCAAAATAATAAGATAATCCCTCTTTTTCAAAATCTATTTTTTTAAAATTGCATAATCCTGAACTGTCATTAAATTGTCGGGCGAAATCAACTGCTTTTTGATCAATGTCCGCTCCGTGTTTATCCGCGCCTAAAAATCCCATTACTTTCAAACCATATCCAGTACCGCAAGCAACATCTAAAATACGGCCGTGCGCGTATCGCGTTGCTAATGCATATCGTATTAAATGTTCGGTCATTGTTTGGGGATGGCAGGTACGATTCGGCACCACGCGCTCCCCGGTAAATTGTGGTTCTATCATAAATTTTAAGTTAGTAATAAATTATGTTTTTCCTCGAATGGTAATTCCATTTGATTTTCGTTAATTGGAATTATTTGGCATTTCCTGCAAATTTTATTAATCGCGCGCTGATAGCAAAATGCAATTCTTTTTTTTCCGCAGGATTTGCATTTGTATTTATAAACTATTCGGCGTTTTGGCTGTATCTGTTCTAATGTCATATTTTTCGTTAAATTTTTGGCGGTTATCCGCTTTATGTTTTCCCGCTTCGGGAACTAACGCGATCGTCTTTGATTCAAAATGATGTATCAAAATATTAGTTAATGTCATTACTGGATGGCCTGCTTCTTCAAATCGTTTAAACAAATCAGTATCCTCATACCATAACATATCAAATTGTTCGTCCACAAAATATCCCTCTTTCGGTTTTTTTAATTGCTTGATTGCTTCGCGCCGGAACATGTAAAAAAATCCAATTTGTCCCCTTACTATGTTCTGTTTTTTTTGACTTTGTTCAAATTGCGTTTTATGCCAGTTTTCGCTCATGTCTTTGCGTGTGAATACCGGGCATAAGCACCATACATCGGGATTGATATCCAGCGCCGCGGACATTTTGTCAAAAGTTTCATTGCCAAAAATTATGTCGTTATTAATTACCGCGATATAATCTCCGCTCGCCATTTTTATTCCTTGGTTCCACGCCTTGGCTACGCCTAAATTTTTATCGTTATTTATAATTTTTATACTTCCAAACAAATTAAGTCCGGCGTGATTTTTTATCCATTTTAAATATTCCTGCATTCCCGGTTCGGTACTGGCGTTGTCCACAATTATTATTTCGTAATCAATTTTTGTAGTTTGTTGAATAAGTCCAACAACCATTTGGGTAAAAAATAAATTGTTAAATACTGGGATGACGATTGATACCATAAATTTTAAATTAATTATTTACGAGGAAATGAAACTTAAATTTAAAACAATGCTTGTATAATAATCACAAGGAGGTGATTTTTGTTGAAGGAACGCATTGCATTCCCCTCGTAAATATCCAAAATTATTTGGATACTTTTTTTGCTTTTACTTTTTGCTTGTGAATTTTTTTTAATTTTTGTCTGCGTTTCATAATTTAGTAATTTTCTTTGAAAAATTTTCTAAAATATTATTTAGCACTCCTTGCCAATGACTGCTAATTTCCGCCCCGGGGATTAAATAAACAATATCCTCAATCTGTTTTCTCAATTCTTTAACCTCGCTCGTGATAATTCCGCCGCGCAAAACTTCTTCTATTAAATTTACCCAATCTTTACGATATCGTTCTACGCTAAAAAATTGCATTGCCGTACGGCGACCCTCCATTCCTATTTTTTGCGTCTTGCTTGGATTGCGCCGGCACCATTCTAAAATTTTAACCGCTTCGCCAACATCCTGTCCGCTTATTAAAAAACCATTTTTTCCGTCAATAATATATTTTCCCCAGTCGTGATATGGCGTGCTTACAATGCAACATCCCGATAACATCGCCTCGGTGCGGCCGCGCGGCATCGGACTGTGCAATGTCGGATTAAAATATACCAAACTTTCCGCCAAATATTTGCGATAATTATCAAAATTTTCAAACTTAATATCGTGGCCTACATGAACAATATTAATTTTTTCTTTTACTTTTGCAAAAAATTCACGATTATAATATTGCGCCCATCCGTCTTTGGTTATGTCATAACTTGGACTAAGTGTAGTTATAATGCGATTTTCTTTTTTTCTTGTCGGTTTAAATTCGTTGCTATTAATTCCGTGGATTATCGTTCTGCCAAATCCCCACTCGCGGCGCGCTTCTTCGCTATTGATTATCATTAAATTATTTCCAATTTTTTCTCGCATTTCATCACTCAAATCTTTTTGGTCTTTATCCAAAAAATGCGGAGTGCCGTGGTTAATCACTATTTTGGGGATGTCCTCAATTTGTTTGTCCAAAATATTATAGGGCATTCCTTTTTTGTTGTCGTGCAAACATTGCTGGTCAATGTGTAAAATAGCTAAATCGTATGTTCCCGGCTCATAATGTTCAACAAAATATAAATTTTTTGGGATCGGGCGGTTTTCCGTTTTCCACGGGCGAAATCTATCTAAAATATAATAAAAATTATATTCCGGTAATGCCGTAATTAAACTATGTTGATGGCCTATGTGCCATGGATGCCCAAATATTTTAATCTTTTTCATCTTGGGGTAATTTATTTTTTAAATCTTCTTCCAACGGTTGGAGTTTCCATTCATTGATTTCTCGTTCTAATTTTGTAATTAATTTTTCTAAATGAATTTTATCGGCGGTTAGTTTTCTGTTCATTTGGTCAATCTGTGTGGCATGTTGCGGGGATGCAATTGTCTGTGAAATATTAAAACGAAAAGAGAAATCATTATCAAACCATTCTCGTTTATACGCATTCAATAATTCCTCGCCGTATTTTATTTTTTCTGTTCGGGTGAGCATACTTTTAAATCTTGAAGTTTTCGGCCGCACTGGTCGCAAATAGCAAGTGTTGTTTCATTGCCGCATTTACATTTCTTAAACTTTGATTTTTTCTTTTCAGGTTTTTTAAAATCCATAAGATTATTTTAAAATTTCTTAATATATTTACATTTTTTACATTCATAGAAACTACCACCCTGCATATCTTTTCTTAAAATAATTCTATAATTATGCCAGCAAATATTTTGTTTAAATTTTAAAACTAAAAATTGTATAAATTCTATAAACATATTTTTAAAAAATCGGGGAAAGTCGCAATCCGACACCAACTCCGAAAGCCGACACTCTCGGAAAATTTATTGACGACTTTCCCCCAAGGAACTTATTTATTTAGTTAATTTCTGCCCTACTAATAAGGGCAGAATATCAAATAACTAATTTAGCGTGGCATCCATATAATTTCGCCAATCTTCTCCTAAAATATCAGTTTGACTGGCTAACCAAGGAACTTTATTTCCTTGCACAGTGGTGATAAAAATGTAAGGCAAAGTCATTTTGCTGTTTTCATCTGGTGTTTGTAATTCCAGATATTGACCTTTACCATTCCAACCTTCACGATAAACTTTTTTTCCTTCTTTTAACGCTTGGAGCGCTTCTCCAAAATTTGAACCTTCTCCCATATTTTTATGTTATCCGCCTTAAAATGGCGGTTTGTTATTTATTATTTTTATCAGGATTAAAAATATACGCTTTAATAAAATTAATTATCTTTTGGGGGTCTACTTTTGCTTCAATAAGGGTGATTAGAGATTGAATATCTTGCGAGTCAATATTTATTTTCATAAATTATTTCTTATCTCTGTAATTTACCGATTGAATAAGATATAAATATTCAG